CACTTTGTCCTGGCAACGCGATGTTGTGTGACCAGATCGCTCGGATCACCTGATCAGAGCTATCAAGCGCCTCAGCGTTGTAGAGAACCTGGGTCTTCTCTTCGGTCAGACCACCAAGGCCTACTGGAGATGCTCCAGCATCATCAAGGTCTACAGGGCTGACTGACTCATCGAAGATCGTGACACCGCCGCACGGGATGAGGTAGTTGCTCCCGATGCCTCCATCGACACGGTCGAACTTGTCTCTAAAGAATGAAGTCATCTAGCTCACCTTGCAGCTTGAGTGCCTATCGACGTTCTTGGGGTCGTGCCAATACGACTTGTCTCCGGTCTCCTTGATCTTGCCGTGGTAGAGATCAGCAGGAACCGAATGAGTGTGATGAATGGATCCTCGATTTCCACCGTCTGCCAAGAGCTGCCTTCTCTTGGAGATGTGCTCTTGGAACTGCCGTTCCTTCTTCACGGCCTGCGTCTTGTTGTTGCCGTGCAATCCTTCAATGACTCGTGACCGTGGATCGATGTCGTCATGATCACCACAAGCAGATGTGTCAAGCATGGGGCTATCGGCCTGCCAATCCCGATGCATGAAGATCCCGCAATCAAAGCAAGGAACTCTTCTTGGTGGTCCCTCACTTATAGACCGATCACGCTGAGCAACCTTGTCACATGACTCACACCTGAACGTGTAGATCATAGTCTCTTGACTCCAACCATCCTGGTTCTACGCCTGCGACCGCTGGCGAACTTGTTTCTGCATCAACGAAACCCCTTGGTGGCAACTGGCTTCACCACCTTGTAGCCACAGGCATGACAGTGAAGCGTGAGCCGCAATGGGCTCCGCTCCACTATCACTCCTTCGGAAGCGCATTTTTCACACTTCCTAGCAGCCACTAGGCACCCTCGAAGCAACCGGCAACGCCAGTGCAGAGGCTGTCAATGAATCCAATCGCATTGGGAGCGAGCACCTCAAGAGTGCCTTCCCATTCGATCATGCCCTTGGTTGAAGAACCGACCTTCGCCAACTCAACTGCCAGGACTGGACGCAGCACCGCGATACGCATCTTGTTGATCTCAGCAAAACTGAGTCGATCATTGCGCTGGTAACGGTGCAGATAGATCCGCTGCGTCCCGAAGTCAGACTGATAGAAGTCCACCGTGTTGATCACGGTCTTCTCATTGACTGGGATGTTGTAGCGGACGTTGCTGTTTGGGTTCAGGGTCAGGTTCGACAGCGAACGCTTCTGGGGCGCATCTCCCCAGATGGTGTCCGTCATCGCACCCTTGTCCCACATCGCTTCCAAGTGGAAGTTCAGAAGACACTCATCGATGCAGTCAGTAGGTGACGTGCCCGTCGCAGTCGTCACGGTTCCAACCTCATCAGAGCCCAGGCCCAACGTGGTCGCGCAGGTGGGGTCACTCGCGGCTGCATAGGCATAGAACCCATCCATCCGGCGAGGAATCACGGCAGCGTTGTTTCCCTGAATCGTCTGGTCTTGACGAGTCGAGTGAATCAGAGCGAACTCGATGAATCGAGCGAGCTCCATCGTTGCCTTGCGTAGCTGGTAGACATACTCGTCACGCAGCCCTGCGGTGTTGATGTCCCTCTGAGTATCAGAAACGTCGAAGGTCCGACGCAAGATATGCGTCAGGTTACAGAGGCGCTTCCTGGGGACAAGAGGATCGAACGTAGCGTCCGAACCTTCAGCAGTAGCCTGCACATCAGCAACGCCATTCTCAGGCACGCCGAAGGCGGCTAAGATGTCAACCAACCACTCGTGAACGATGTTGTTGGCCGGCACCTTCTCCAGCCCAGATAGGAACAGAGTGTCCATCGGGCTGATGTTGGTGATGATGTCGAGCAGGTCCTCACGGTTACCTGTGCCGACATCGAAGGAGTTCATGACTCCCAAACTGTCTACAAACGGCATTAGCTAGCTCCTGTGGCCAGCCAACCGTGCGCTAACTTCCTGGAAGGACGTTCCCCAGCCTAGCCATGAGGTGTTGATGCTGCCTGCGACCAAGCTCTCTCCTTGTAGACGGATCATCGCTACGCGCAAGCTCATGGAGCTGGCGCGCTTCTTCACGAAGCTCCGCTTCTGGATCGGACTTGGGCTCAGGCATGTATCTCGCCTGTGTGATGGCTTGACCAGGTTGCACTATTGGTGGCACTGGGTATCCAGCGGCCGTCTGTCGGGTTACCAGCTCATCGGGCGTAGCAATCGCCTTGAACGCTTGTTCAATGGTGCTTGCCGGGTTTTTGCCTCGATACATCTCAATGAGGGTTCCATGAATCTGAATGTCGAATGATGGGAAGACATCGCCGAGAGCCATCATTTCTTGATTGGCTGACTGCTTCTGTAGCCCCTGAATGTGGGGCATGATCTCGTCGATCATATCTTTCTTGAAGCCGGTGAGGTATTCCCGCATCCGTGCGTCCTGCATTACCTGCATCCGCGTTTCTGGGTCCAAGTTGTCCAGGTTGGACTGTAGAAGAGTCTCGTGATCCCGTTGAAGCTGGGTCACCTTCTCTTCAAGTTCAGTCCTACCTGCTCCGGCGGTTTGCGCATCCGACAAAGCTTGTTGGAGTTCCTGGCCCTGAGTGCGTAGCTGTGCTGACAGTTCGCTGATTCGATTCTGGGCGTTCTGAGATATGTCTGGTTCGCCTTGAGGTTCCTGCTGCTCTGGGGCCGGAGTCATCGGGGGCGCTACTGACCCATCTAGCATCTGCTCTTGCGTGCCTACTGGAGGTTGATCCCCTATCTGAGCTTGCGCAGTTTGCTGCTCGATAGATTCCCTCGCGTAGGAGCCTTCAGGTGGTAGTGGGGCAGGCGGTTTACCGTCCGGGCCAACGGCGACTTGCGTTGATGGCAAGTCTTTCCCAAACCGACGGGAGATGTCTCCCTTCAGTGCCATAGCAGCGTTGTCGGCGCGCTGATTGAACTGAGATGGTTCCTTTTTATTGGGCATTTCTCAAACCTTGCGACGCACGACCTTCGCTACTTCAGTGCCACGCGGCCACGAACCCGCTGTTCAGTGAATGGTGGGCGGCCTTACAAAGCCGGCCTGCCCAGGTTGCTACTCGGGGTGATACCCAACAACGTTGGCACCATCGTCAATCATCGCCGACTTGTAGTCGTAGTTGACCGACATGTGCTGATGCCCAGATCGGGTCTTGCTGTCCATCGCCCCCATGGTCTTGTCGTAGCCGCTTGCACGGCAAAGTGGGGTGTAGTGATCGCCAGATTTCGGCTGGCTTGCTCCACCGTGGTTGTTCTTGGATCCGTGCTTCATTGCTGTCCTCCGATCGATTGGATTGGCATGACCTTTCCGTCAGGCCGAACATGTTTCTTGAGAAGATCTTGGTGACTCTTCACCTGCACCGCAAGAGCCTTACGGCTGTTTTCCGCGTCCTTCATGATCGATAGCATAGATCCGAGCGCCTGGCAGCGCCCCTGAAGGATCCTGATCTCTGCATTGCTGTCGCCGCATTTCTCCATGTCACGGCGAGTTCGAGACCGAATCTCCTCCACCCGATCGACGAACTCCTGCCAACCAGGAGCTCCTCGCAGAGATATGATCCTATCCGCTAGACCGATAACCCTTTGGAGCTCATCGATCTTGCTATTGAACGTCTTGATGAAGTCCGCTTCTTGCGTCCTGACATCATCGAAGATGTCCATCACTGAGCTCCTGGGTTGGGGGCATTGGCCATAGCTTCAGACTTCTGGCCCTGTCCAGTGCCCTCGCCTCGCTCATTTTCGTTTCTGCGAATCTGAGGGCTGTCAGGATCCTGGTTGGGGCTGGCTGCGCCGGCCGGACCCTGAGCGAGCTGACCCATCGACCCAGCTTGAGCCTGTCCGACAAGCTGCTGTTCCATCTGCTCCTGCATGAGAGCTAGCTTCCTTCCATGGTCAGCGGCATGGGCAATAGCTCTGTCGGCAGTCTGGATGTCGTGCTTCTCGAGTTCTGCGAAACGCTCGCCCTTGAACTCTTGGTTGTGCGCCAACCAGTGCCGCATGTCGTTGTCGTCAGCTCGACGAACAGGCACGATACCGTGATACCAAGACTCGTGCTCCTCCATCGCAGTGAGAAGCCCAGTCTCTTCTGGCGGCAGCTTGATGAAGTCCTCGGTGTTGTGAATGTCGAACCCGAACTCCAAGATCCACGCTAGCAACTTCGGCATGTTGACAGCTTGAGGCCCATACATCTGGTTGATGACCGGAGCTCTATCCAAGATGTTGACCAACTGCTGGATTTGCGTCTGTTTCACAGAGAGCTTGGAACTCACCAAAGCCTTGCACAAGAATCGCCCAATCAGATCCTCTGGGCGGATCATGTGTGATCCTTTCCATTGCAGACCGAGTGGCCCAACTTCCCTGATGACCTTGTCAAAGCTACAAAACTGTTGGTTGTTCCAGACCATCATGTGCAAGACGGGAATGATGATCTGCCGCTCGTAGTTCTCAATCAACCCAGAGATGCGGAGATTCGCCTCATCGACCTCGCTGGTATGCTGCGTTGCAGTCTTCGCCCCACCGAGCGCACTCTGAGCTCCCATCTGTGGACTGGTAGTTCCGGCAGTCTCGCGGATGTCTTGAGTCAAGATGTGCTCAGCTTTCAATGCTGCATCACTGACTTGAGGAACGTGTAGAGGAACGATTGGAGGTGGGTTCACTGATGGAACACGGATCGCGGTTCCAGGTTGGATGACGAGTTGCCCATCGGACACATTCGCATCATCGGAAACCAACCACATCGGATTCGCTTCAAGCTGAGTCGCGGCCATGAGGAGGTTTCTCTTCATGTCCTTCTCCATGCTCAGCCTAGCAATCGGCTCAAGCGGACCGATACCGTAGAACTCATCTTCAAGGTTGATCGGCCGCCAAGAAACGTAAGGCTTCTTCTTGTGCCAGAACGGGTTGACCGTCACGCGAGCGATGATCTGAGGCCCATCCGGCTCAATCATCACCACGTTGCATTGCTTGGTCTCTAGGTTCCCATTGTTGTTCCTGATGACCAAAGGACCCCACCAATCGATGACTGTGTAGTGTGGGATGTGCGGTGCCCAGGAAGCCTCTCTTGGATCAAAGATGCCATAGGCATAGCTCTTGCGCTCTTTGAACTCATCGCCGAACGACATGTCGTTGGTGCCTGCATGATCCTTGAGTGGCTTGAGATTGATCCAGTGCCCGCTCTCCCCCATCTCCTTGACCTTGTAGTCAGCCCACGCAGACCGATCAGCCATCCACTCAGCATCTTCAACAGTGCTCGCATTCGGCGACACGTAGCAATCGAAGATCGAGACGTTATCAACGTAGTTGCCATCGAAGACAATCTCTTGCTGCTTGATCTCTGTCAGCTCAGTCTTCGATGCGCCAGGTCTCTTGGGATCTGGCACCCTTCGTCCTACGCGATAGCTCATCTCCTCTATGTCTTGCTTCCACCAAACCTTTTGGATAGCAGTTCCATAGATGCACCCGTCTCGGATATGCCGCTTCGCCTTGTCGGCATAGTCCATCGCTCGGAACTGATCCCGAGTCAGCATCTCCTGCATCTTCGCGTTCTGATCGTCAGTGTCCATTTCCCCGTAGAGCTTATACCAACGCTCTGATCCGAAGAGCGCTCGCATCATGCGCGGCACAATGGTCTCTACGATCTTGAATGGTTCCGGACTGTGGATCTGCGCTCGTCCATACTGAAACTGGATCAGTGTCTCCCCGCGATAGAGTCGGTAAAGGATGAGCCACTTGTTCCTCAAGAACTCCATGACGTTGTAGACATCCTTGAGTCCTGCCATGACGGCAGACTTGGCTTGCCCTACGACGAAATCATCGGTAGCTAGGTTGGGATACCCAATCGACTCCTCGTAGAGTCGGGCCTGCTTGGCAGGGTCGCGGTGATCTTGGTGATCTTCGGTGAGCGTGTAGGGTGCAGTCTTTGGTGCGACTCCCTTGCGCTTGGAGAACTTCCCCATCCCGCGCATGCCATGTTCCGAAGCATTGACTCTCGTGTTGAGCTGCGAAGTGTTACCAAGCATGCCCCTATCGGACATGCTTCACCTCGTCTGGAGATTTCCTGACCTTGCCTTTCTCTCCAGCAGATTTGTTTTCCACATCGATGCGATCGTAATCGTCAGAGCGCAAAGGTAGCCCCAGCTTTCGTGTCTGGTCCGTGTCCGGTGGAAAGGGGTTCAGCGTCCTGGTCTGATTCGGGTCGTGCGTCATTCGATTCCTCCGTAGAGAAAACGTCATACACCGGACCCTCCCATCCTGGCAAGAGTCGAACTCGATTTGGGTAGCGTTCTTGATACCAACGGAGCCATATCAAGGGCTCCTCAACGCTGTAGAATGACCGCTTCCTGGTCGCTGGGTTGGTCAGACCGAAATGGTAGCCAGTCCCAGACTTCAGGGTGAATCCCATGGCGTAGATCGGATCGCAGCCCATCAGATGGGCAGTTTGGATCAGATAGCACAGGCTGTTCCCGCCTGGATGGTAGGGATCCGTGATCTTCTCTGGCATGTAGGCCGGCGTGTGAGCGTTCTTCACCACCCCGGATCGTGGATCCCTGTATCTCCCAGAAGCCTTGGCAATGGTGATCTCATTGAGCCAAGCCTTCCCGCTTCCGATCATGCGGAGTTGACCAGAATGAGTCGTGCTGTAGGGGCTGTTGTTCTGGAACCATGCCTTGTTGACTACAGTGACCAGGGAGCTGGAGCGTCCAGTGAGGTTGCCTCTTTCAAGTTTCCACACGTCGAGGTCAACGATTTGCCATAGGCTGGGTTCCAGGGCTCGGAGAGTCCAGTTGCTTCCCAATACGAGCTGATCCCTTGCTCGCTGAATTCCTGGTGACTCAACCAGTCCGCCGGCTCCCCCAACGAGGTAGCAAGCTTGTCCTCGGTTGATTCCTTCAAGCCAACCCGGATCAGAACCTCTGCTGCGCGGTGCAGGTAGGTGTGCCGCCTGAAAATCAGGGAGTTGCATGCTCTGCCAATATCCTCAGCTTCATCTGGGTGTTTCAAGTAGTAGAGACACAGTTCCAGAAATCGCTCCGGCGAAGCTGCACGCGGAGCCATGGGAAACATCCTCTCGAGTTCTGTTCGATGATCGTCGGAAACAACCAGTGTGCCGCAGGCAGCCATCTCCATGAACCTTGGATTGACATGAGCGGCCGGTAGGTTCCCTTCGTTCCAAAACCCCGTCCCGTCATTGATCGGTGGCTTGTCCTGGAGCGTGATCCCTGCTGGGATAGGCATGTGGTGTGGACGGTTAGTGATCCTTCTCTGGAAACACTCTTTCGTGATTGCTGGGTCTCTATGCACATTGAGACCGACCTTGGCTCTAGAGAACAAGCCAGGATGATCATCGAGAGGAACCCACTTGGAGCTGCCCTTGGCCACCGGGACAATCATCCCTCTACCCCTATGAACGGGCAAGTAGCGTAGATCCGCTCCATCAATCATATCCTCCACAGGCTTGAACCACTTAGGCCTTGGAGTCAATGACATGTTGCCCAAGAAGAACACTGGGATGTCCCTCTTGGTTTTTTCGTAGAGATGGAACCTGTCCGTGTTGACGCCTACTGGGAGATAGAAAACCCGTTGCGTGCGATCGCCACGAGACTTCTGGTGAGCATGGATCGTGCAAGGATCCATAGTGAACACGAAGTCAAACCGAGGAGAGTAGATACATGTCTCGCCTGACTCGTAAGGCTCATCGCAGAGATAGACAGCGGTAGGTATGCCATGCCTCTTGAGAGTCTTCAGGAACTGGTTATGCGATGCGCTGCGTCCGTGGTGGCAAAACATCAAGTCAGCGCCCCAGCCAGCTACCTGCTCAGCCAGCATCTTCGGCGTGCCGCACATGATGTTTGAGCGATATGGACCCTGGTAGAGATCGGAGATTCCACGCAGCGGACGGATATCGAAGACTTTCACATCGCAACCGATGCTCTCGAATCCCCAGGGCCAACCGTCCCGATAATCGTCACTGTAAATTAGACCGCTATCATCTGCGATCGC